TAGCCAAACCTGTATGTACCGAATAAGAATATTGAGAGTTCATTGTATGATCAAAATTATGTCTTAAAGGAAATCTGTTATAATGAGGAACTTGCAATTCCTGATTTTCTTTAGTACTTGTAATAAGCATGGCAGAAGAAACATCTTCATTATCAAAGACATTTGTACCACCAGACCATGTCACAACAGAATTTACAGGCAACAATTTGGTAACCAATTTATACAAAAATTTCGGAGAGAAATAAACTGGTACTGCTCCATCTGGTACAAATGTAGAAACTGCATCTGCATTAACATATTTTAATCTAACACTACCTCTTGAATACAAGTATAAAGAAGCAAGTGTAGAATAAGCGTCAGCAGCAACATTAGGAAGAGCATTAGCAACTCCATTTTGTGACATAGCAGCAATACCAAAAGGTATAACAGTAAGTCGTTCATCAGGAGTGCCTAAAATTTGAGTACTAAACAAAAGTGGAGAAGCTCTTCTCAAATATTTACGGAAGTTTGTGATCTTTTCACCAATACATAGCAATGCACTATTATGAGAATCATCTAAGGAATTCATAGAACCCAAAGACGTGGTAATTTCGTTACATGAATTTGGTTCAGGTTTTGAAGAACCATCAAAAACTCCCATTTGAGGTGCAGCACCATAAAAAGGTGTATGACCAGAGAATGGATAAGGAACCGAAAATTCAGCATCAGGAGCCATAGATATTTCTAAAATAATAGAAACTTTCTGATCTACTGTATCTGGAGCAACTAAAGGATCTACAACATGTACAGTAAAAATCCCAGTAATATGTAGATCATCTGTATCTATGGCACATGGTCTCCACGGTGAATCAGAAACAAAAGGAACCTTAAAAGTAACCTCATTGTCAATACGAATATCAACAATTTCACGATGCAAATAAGGCAAATCTGCTACAGATGGTGTAGATGCAGCCACTTGAGCAACAGTACGTGGGGTAAAAGAAAAAGAAAGTCTTCCAGAATGAAATTCAGTTTTAACTATTTTAAACTTATACACAAAAGTTCCTCTCCAATACTTAAAGAAATTAGAGATAAATCTGTAAGGTGGGTAGTGTATCAAATTTAAACCATTAACAACAGTACTTAAAGCAGTTGTACCAGCAGGTCCAACTCCCCAAGAAGAAAGAGCAGTTCCTGTAGGATTCGAAACAGTCCAAGGAATTATTCTATCATAGGTTGGAATTGTAGCCAAAAAGGCAAAGTCCATTTCATCTAAATCAGTAGGTGATATACCTGTCATACTTCCTAACTCATTTTTGTAAGAAAGAGCTAAAGGAAAAGAATTATCGGGTCCATCGGTACTAGCAATATAAGGAAAAATCTCTTTATTCATGCGCTGAGAAGGCATTAAATTTATTGGTCGAGAATAACCAAATACTGCAGCTGTTCTACCAATAGTATCAGCTAACCAACCAGTAGTTGTAGCATAAGATGAAATCAAAGGAACACCAGTTAAAATAGACGACGCAGCTGTAACTTTTGCCATCAAAGAAGAAATTGGACCAATATTGGCAGAATCTTGTTCTGCATTAGTTTCATTTTTCTTTTTAACAGTAGTAGAAAATCTACCAGATTGTGGAGCTGCTGCAGAAATCAATTCTACATTTCTAGCTGAAACATAGAGTGTATAACCACAAGTTAAAGCTCCAGCTACTGCTGAAAGAGCAACATAAGGGTAAATTTGCATAACTCCTAAAGAATTATAGCCACTATTACCAGTTATAGTACGAACATGACAAAAATTGTATTGATTAGAAAAAGGAATTACAAATTCAATTTCTGTGTCACAGTTAATGTCAATTTCAGCATGGGGCATCTGTGTTCTTTGAACAAGTGTCATAGTATGTCCTGCCATCAAGGCTCCATTTTTAGCATTAGCATCTGCTCCACCGTAAGGTTTCCACAGAAGCATATATCTCCCTTGTTGAAAACGAGTTGCATTCACAACAAGTCTAAAAACAAGATCCATACGAATACCAAAGAAACCTCTTATCTTTTCTACCCAAATAGGAAAATTAAAGAAAAACCCAGGAAAAACATTTGCCACAGGAGCAAAAGTACTAACAGTATCAGTACTAGCAAAATTTCCTGCAGAAACGATCATAGGTTTTGCTAAAAAGGTTTTTATATCTTGGATATAATTATCTGAAGCAGCCATATATAAACTCCTAGGAGTATATGTAGGGTTAACAACAGTGGTGGCTACTACATTAGCATCAGTAACAAATGTAGTGGTTGCATCCGTAGATGCTGCTTTAACGCCATCAACCACAGAAGTGGAAAAAGCATTGGTGATTTCATCGATCACCTGCGATGTATTAATTGAAGTATCAGCGAGTTAATATCTCGATCTAAGTCCTAACTCAGGGCACAAAGATCAAACTCTGAGGTCTCTGATTTCGCCAGTTTATTAGCAAGCCATCTGATAGTAAACCTAAATAGGTAAGCTTTTCATTTCTAAAGCAATGCATTCTCTTTTTGGTTCAGAGCTTTCATTGAGAATTTAAATAAACAAGATCAGTAGAAACAGTGTATACGTTGTTATTTATAACAGCCGCACAAAACTAAGGTAGACTACTACCATACCATCCTTTAAAATATAACAACCCAAACAACGATAGGTTTTGAGTGGGGGTGTTTCAGCTTCTTAGTAGAAGCTAATAGATTTCAAGGTATTTTGACGCCTCACATCCCATGGAGTGAGTAACGGCAAATTCCACTTATGAAAAGAATACTCTCTACACGCTGCTTTCAGCAAAGTAGGATAATATCGATCCCATGTGTCACAACTGTGGAGGGAAAGTTCATTCAAAGTATTCTCAAAATTAGTGGCTGAAATATTAAAATAATCAGTACCTTTCTTTGTCCACATAGAAAATTCAAGCACGACATCTAATTCAAGAGGAGCAATATATCTTCCACTCATAGGACAATATACCCAAGACCTTTTAAGAAAAGAGATCTCAGTTATGGGACGGAACGGTATAACAGCAGTTTCTTTCAATTCTGTTGTATATGTCATTCCAATACGAGACAAATATTTGGGCAAAGTAAGCTCATTATAGTAAGGAATGAGTTTTGGAATCGTAGAAAAACAATTATCATCACCTAAAATACAAGCTCGAAGTGATTCAGTACACTGAATATCTTTCAGACCCAATTCTGGATGTTCATCTATAACACAAATGAATACAAAACATAAACAAATAGCATTGTATACAGTATTAATAATAGCTGTAAGAGCATTACCAGAAGGCATACCTTTAAACCATTTAACAACGATACCTAAAAATATATGATTAGACGAATGTATTTCGCTAAATAAACCAGTTTTAATAGCTATTTCGCGAGGAGTTGCATTTGGATAATACACTTTACAAATCAAATTAACCATTATAAT